ACGGTCAAGAACAGCCAGACCTTCAATCTGATCGATTCGCCTGAGCGCATCGCCGCAGCACTCAACACACCGGCTGGGCACGAGGCCGTCACGGTCATGCTCAGCAACGACCCGGCCAAGTTCCGCAGCATTCTCGGAGTCTGAAATGCCCCACAAGATCGGCTACGTCGATAACGCCAACGGCGTCCTGGCGCACTACAACATGCTGGCGCAGATTCGCCACTTCGCCGGAGGCTTCGGCGACATCGGCTCCATCGGCGGCACCCGCGCCGGTACCGGCACGCTGGCCGGACTGGAGGCAGCGCCTGCCTCGGTGACCGAGACCTGGACGCTTACCTGCACGGCGGCGGCCGCCAACGGTGGCACGTTCAGCGTCTCCGGCAGCGTCTCCGGCGCCCAAGCGGCTGCGACCGTGGGCTCGGCCTATGACAATGGTCTGCTCAAGTTCACCCTCACCGATGGCGCGACCGATTTCGTAGTGGGCGATGTGTTCACGATCCCTGTGACCCAGGGTGCCGCCAGCGCGGCCAATGCCCAGTGGGAGGTGCTGCGCTACGACACCGCGGCGGCCAACCGCGAGCTGATCCTCAAGGGCACAGGGCTGTCACGTACCGAGGAGATCTTCGTCGGCTTCCGTACCTACCAGGACGCCAACGCCGACTACTACAACCTGCTGGCCGGGGTGTTCACCGGCTACGTCGCCGGCAACTCGTTCGACACCCAGCCCGGCGCCCGGTTGTCCGGTGTGCCGGCGCACAACCAGCGGATCGACTACTGGATGACCCTCAATGGCCAGCGCATTGCCCTGGCGATGAAGGTCGGCACCCCGGTCTACGAGAGCTGCTATGTCGGCAAATGCCTGCCCTACGGCCGCCCCAGCCAGTACCCCTACCCGGTGGTGTGCGGCGGCATGCTGGCCGGGGCAACCGCCACGCGGTTCAGCGAGACAACCCACTCGATCCCGTACAAGGGGAATCACGCCCGCATGGCACTACGCAGCAACGATAGCTGGCTGCAGCCGCATGCCCACCCGTGGAGCAATACCCGCCTCGCCGGCAGTACCTACAACCTGCGCGACACCGGCGATGTGTATCACCTGCTGCCCGTCGAGCTGCACGACAACACCGCCAATCTGTGGGGCGCGCTGGATGGGATTTTCTACATCAGCGGATTCAACAACGCGGTTGAGAACACCCTGACCATCGCCGGCGTGGAGTACGTGGTGATCCAGGACGTCGCCCGCACCGGGCATACCGACTATTACGCAATGAGGCTCGACAGCTGATGGCCTACTACACCGGCACAGCCAACGATCTGGAGGCGCTTCGTCAGGCGATTTTCGCCGCCTGCATAGGCGAGGGATGGACATTGGCTGGAGATGTGCTGCACAAGAGCGGCCTGTACGCCCGGCTGCAGGTGGTCAGCGGTACATTGAGGCTGCTCGGTGGCACCGGTATCGACGGTAGTAATGCCCTGACCGGTGCGGCTAGCAACTACACACAAATCGGCTATCTCGGCATCGTCTATCCGCTGAAGTACGAACTGTTCCTGTTCGCCACCGAAGTGTATGTCGTCGTCAACTACGCCGTGGACCGCTACCAGTGGTGTGCCTGGGGCAAGACGACTGTACAGGGCGTCGGCGGGTCAGGTATGTGGTTCGGGGCCAGCCAGAGTTCGAGTGCGCGCGATAGCATTGGGATTTNCCTTGGCGGTAACACTGGCTACAGCTGCGCTGCACTGTTCTGGTATTCCNACACAGGCTCATACACTCAGGTCGTCTACATCCATCACGGGCTGGATAGTGGTGGCTGGGCTACTGGCTCGCCCTTGATTGGTGCGACCGACGTCGCCAATGACCTGCTCAAATTGCTACCCAACACGTGGAATAGCGAGGCGGTGCTGATTCCGCCCCGGCTGTTTCTGTCGCGCCCAAGCAACAAATACTCGCTGCTCGCTGAGGCCGAGCATTTCCGCCATACGCGCATCGACAACTACAGCCCCGGCGAAGTACTCACCCTCGGTGCTGAGCGTTGGAAGGTGCTGCCGTGGTTCCGCAAGGATGTCGCGAGCCGCGATGGCGGCAGCAACATATCGCACAGCGGCACCTTCGGCTGGGCCATCCGCTACGAGGGGCCGTAAATGGCCGTGCTCAGTGGCCAACTGGCCAGCCTGACGAGGGGGGGCTTCGACAGTCCGCAATGGGCCATCGATCTCTACCGTCATGCCTTCATTGAGCAGCCGTACGAATCAGAAGCACAGCGCTGGCCGGGTGGCGCTGCGCTGACCAGCAACCTGCCCGTGACCGCCAATGGTCGTGCCCTCGCCGGCCAAAAGCTGCGCGCGCATCTGGATGACTGGTACCACCGCATCCACATCGCCCCGCGTCAGCTCGACCTGGGCAACGTAGTATCGACCCAGACCACGGCTGTGCAAGTCTGGAACGCCTACCCCGAGCCGCGCACCTTGTCCGCCATCGCCGGTATGGATGAGGGGCTGCAGCTGTCCGGGCAGGGCGCGGCGCCGCTGCTGTTCATGGGCCTGCAGGAACGGGAATGGCAGCTGTCCGTCACGCCGGACGGCTCCCCCGTGCTGGACACAACCCTGGCCTGGCAGTTCGATAACGGCGACGAGGCCGCGCTGCGCATCACCGCCAACCGCATCATCGCCTGGGCATTCGTGCCGGACTGGGGCGACGGGGTGACCGAAACTCTGAGCTGGGCAACGGATATCCTGCAGAGCGAGAGCGGCATGGAACAGCGACGGGCCATCCGCCTGGCGCCGCGCCGGGAGTTCGGAGCCGGCATGCTGGTCGAAGGCCGCGAGCGGCAGCTGCTCGACCTGCAGTTGTTCGGCTGGGGTTCGCGCGTCTGGGCGTTGCCGATCTGGCCTGACGTGCAGCTGCTGCAAGTCGGCGTGCCCATTGGCGCGACGCGCATCACCTGCGCCACCACTGGGCGGGATTTTGTAGGCGGTGGCTTGGCCCTGCTGCGTAGCGAGTCCGCGTTCGGCGTCGAGGTGGTTGAAGTGCTCAGCGTCGGGCCTAGCGGCCTGACACTCAAACGCGCCACGCAACAGGCCTGGCCGGCCGGTACGCGGCTGTACCCGGCTCGCCCGGCGCAGCTGATCGAGCAGCCGAGCAGCACCCGGCTGACCGATCGCGCCGATCGGTTCGACGCGCGTTTCCTGATCGTGGAGGCATGCGAGTGGCCACCGGTCATGCCGGCCACCCTGTACCGCGGCTGGCCGGTTCTGGAGGAGCGCCCCGAGGAAAGCGAGGACCAGACCCGCACCTATCAGCGCCTGCTGCTGGAGCTGGACAGCGGGTCGGCCATCCCGATGACGACCGACACCGCGGGCCGGGCGTTTCCGGTCATGCAACAGCGCTGGCTCCTGGCTGGCCGCGCCGAGCAGAGCGCCTACCGGTCGCTGGTCTATGCGCTCAACGGCCGGCAGGCGGCGCTCTGGGTACCTACCCATGCCGAGGACCTGACGCTGGCCGCGGTCGTCACCAGCGTGGCCACCACGCTCGACATCGAGGCGATCGGCTACACCCGCTTCGCAATGGCGCGCCCTGGTCGGCGCGACATCCGCATCGAGCTGCACGACGGCACCGTTCTGCATCGGCGTATCACCGGTAGCACCGAGCTGTCGGCCGACGTCGAGCGGTTGGCGATCGACAGCACCCTCGGCCGCCAGGTCGAGCCGGCCGATGTGCGGCGTATCAGCTGGCTGGTGTTGTGCCGTATGGACAGCGATAGCGTGACCATCGATCACGAAACCGATGCCGACGGCGTCGCGCGCAGCGCAATCATGTTCCGCGGCGTGCGCGATGAGGAGTTCGTTCCATGACCTACGACGCAGCAGAGCGTTCCGTCGCCTCGGCCCGGCCGATCCGGTTGTATCGTTTCACGCGCGGCACGCTGGCCTGGCGCTACTGCAGTGCCGATCGCGACATCACTCACCAGACACAGGTCTACAAGGCGTTGCGCGGCGGCATCAGCGACAGCGGCATTCGCCAGACCGGGCAGACCCGCCCGGACGTGCTGAAACTTACCGCGCATGCCGACCTGGAGGTGGCGCAGCTGTACCGCGGTGCGGCGCCCAGCTCTGCCATCCAGTTGACGGTATTCGCCCGGCACCACGGCATCGATGACTACGTGACGATCTGGGCCGGCGAGATCCGCAGCGTGAAGTGGCCCGCGCTGGATCGCTGCGAGATCAGCTGCTCGCCGCTGACCGAGCGCATGGAGATGCAGGGGCTGCGACTGGGGTGGGAGCGCAACTGCCCGCATGCGTTGTACTCCACTGCCTGCGGCGTCGACATGAACCTCTACCGAGTCGAGTCAACGGTGCAGGGCATGAACGGTGCCGGCATCAGCAACGGTGCGTTCGCCGCTTACCCGGCCGGCTACTTCACCGGCGGGCTGGTCGAGTGGGCCATCGGCGGCGGCGAGTTCGAACGCCGCGGCATCGAGGCGCACAACGGCAGCGTGCTGACGCTGCTCGGCGGTACCGGCGGCATCAGCCTGGGTGGCGCCGTGCGTGCGTACCCGGGATGCCGGCAGACCGTCGCCAGCTGCAAGGCGTTCAATAACCTGCCCAACTACGGCGGCATCCCGCATCTGGCGGGGCAATCGCCGTGGGACGGCTCCAACGTGTTCTGAGGTGAGCCATGTGGCCAATTCTGATCATTGCCGTGGTGGCTATCGCGCTGACCAGCCTGATGCAGCCCAAGACGGAAAAGCCCAAGCCACAGACGATGGACGAGGGAGACCTACCCAAGACCGACGAGGGTGACCCGCAGGTTGTGTTCTTCGGCGACTGCTGGACCTCGGACTTTCAGGCGCTGAGCTACGGCAATCAGCGCACTTCCGCGATCAAGACCAAGAGCGGCAAGTGATGGACGACTTTCTGGTGACCTTCGACCATTTGCACAGCGTGCCCGGCTGGGGCGCGCGGCCGGGCTTCTGCCACCGCGGTGCCCGCGCGCTGTGCGAGCGCTACGGGCTCGACTGGCCCGCCATCGTCCGCGCCGGCGGCGTCATGGCCTCGGTGCTGATCGCCACCGGTGACGGTATGGCGCTGCACCTGGTCGAGCACGCACGCAAGGAGGTGAGCCGTGGGCAGCAGTAAGAAGGTCACCATCGGCTATCGCTACTACCTGGGCATCCACATGGGGCTCGGGCGCGGGCCGGTCAACGAGCTGGTAGAGATCGAGGTCGGCGGCAAGAAAGCCTGGCAGGGCAGCGTCACGGGCAACACGTCGGTCAACATCGACAAGCCGAACCTGTTCGGCGGCGACAAGAAGGAAGGCGGCATCTGCGGCACCCTGCAGGTGCTGATGGGCGGGCCGGAGCAAGCCGCCACCAGCCAGCTGGCTGCCATGCTCGGTGGCGATGTACCGGGGTTCCGGGGTTTCGTCAGCCTGTTCTTCGACGGCCAGGTGTCGGCGATGAACCCCTATATCAAGCCGTGGAAATTCCGCGTGCGGCGCTCGACAGCCGGCTGGGATGGCGGCGCATGGTACCCCGAGAAGGCGCGGATCGTACTGGCGGCCGGTGCGATCCATGCCATGAACCCGGCGCACATCGTCTATGAGTGCCTGACCAATCGCGACTGGGGCGGGGGCATGGATCGCTCGCGCCTGGACGATGCGTCGTTTCGCGCCGCGGCCGACGCCCTGGCTGGTGAGGAATTTGGCCTGTGCTTGCGTTGGACCCGGAGTGGATCTGTCAGCGATTTCGTCCAGGAGGTGCTCGACCACATCGGCGGCAACCTCTATCTGTCACGGTTTGACGGCCTGTTCCACCTGACCCTGGTGCGCGACGACTACACCGTCTCGGCGCTCCCGCTGTTCGACGAGGACACTGGCCTGCTGGGCATCGACGAGGACGACAACGCGGCCACATCCGGTGCGCTGAACGAGCTGGTCATCAAGTGGCACGACCCCATTACCAACCAAGCCCGCAGCTGGCGCGAACGTAATCTGGGCGCCGTGCGCGCGGATGGCCAGGTACTGAGCGAGACCAAGAGTTACATCGGCCTGCCGACTGCGGAACTCGCTGGCCGCGTGGCGGTGCGTGAGCTGCGCATGGCCTCATCGGGTCTCAAGCGGTTCAAGGTCCGTCTGGATCGTCGGGGTTATCGCATCGAGCCGGGACAACCGTTCCGCATTCGCTCGCTCAAGCGCGGCATTGCCGAGCTCGTGGTCAGAGCCGGGCGCATCGAGGACGGCAAGCTGGACGACTCGACCATCACCATCACTGCCCTGCAGGATGTGTTCGGCCTGCCCGCCACGAGCATCACAAGCGTGCAGCCCTCCGGCTGGACGCCAGCCGATCCCACCCCCCAGGCAGCGACCGTGCGCCGCCTCACCGAACGAACCTGGCGCGAGATTGCCCAGACCACCGATCCGGCCAACCTCGAATTGGTCGATGCAACGGCGTGCTACCTGCAGGCGCTGGCCGTAAAGCCGACCTCGCTGTCAATGGGCTACGCACTGCAGACGCGTGTTGGAGCAGCGGTATGGACCGAGGCGGACGACGGCGGCGACTTCTGTCCGTCCGGGCTGATCGCCTCCGCAATGGGGCCGACCGACACGGCGTTCGTACTGAGCGGCGGCAGCGATCTGGATTTCGTCCAGGTTGGCGGTGCTGCGCTGCTGGGCGATGAGATCGTGCGGGTGGACGCATTCGACTACGCGACGCTGAGCGGCACGCTCGCCCGCGGCTGCGTCGACACCGTGCCCGCCAGCCATGCCGCCGGAGCGCGACTGTGGTTCACCGAGTACCGTGGCGCACTCGACCCAGCCGCCTACAGCCCCGGCACCACCGTACAGGCGCGGCTGCTGACGCAAACCAGCGCCGGCGTGCTCGATGCAGGATTGGCGCCGGTCGACAGCCTGGCGATGGCACAGCGGCAGGACAGGCCGTACCCGCCAGGGTTGTTCCGCATCAACGGCGCAGCCTACCCGGCCAGCATCACTGGCGACGTGGTACTCACCTGGGCGCACCGCGATCGCAAGCTACAGGCCGACCAGCTGGTTGATACCGCGCAGGCCAGCATCGGCCCTGAGCCAGGCACCGCCTACAGCGCCCGCCTGCTGCGTGCAGACACCCAGGTCGTGCTGGCCAGCCAGACCGGCATCACTGGCACCACGGCCACGCTGACGACTACGTATGAGGGTCAGGTCGTGGCGGAGGCTTGGTCTATTAGGGATGGGCTGGATAGCACGCAGAAACATCGGTGGCAGTTCCAGCACGCTAACCCACCGGCCCCGTAGTTTGGTAATTCTGTTGCCGTATGTGGAATGATCAGCACATCAGATTTATCGCGCAAAACGCACCCGAATTTCGCGCGGCGCTACAGCCTCTCACGGCGCGTCACTTTTTCTTGTCTGGCCAAGAAAAAGTAACCAAAAAGAAGGCCACCCCTGCATCCGGGTCTGGTCGCTA